AGCTTGCTGTAAAAATGGCTAAAGAATTTGATTATCATAGCGCTGTAAATGAAAATAGTAATGGTAATGCTATTGCTTTTATATGCAGAAAGTTTATCAATGGATGCTAAAAACATTAAGGTTCAACTTATAAGCGCAAAGGATGCAAATAAAATTGTTAGGATCCTGCATTATAGTGGCAAGGTTGTCCCTAATTCTCAAATACATTTTGGCGTATTTTTAAATGGTAAGTGCGGCGGCGCTTTGCAATTTGGGCCATCTATAAACAAAAAAGGTAGTATAGGTTTAGTTAAGGGAACACAGTGGACTGAGTTTTTAGAATTAAATAGAATGGCTATTGCTGATTGGTTGCCACGTAATAGCGAGCCACGGGCCATAGGGTATTGTTTAAGGTATTTGAAAAAACATTTTCCACAGTTGAAATGGATATTAAGTTTTGCTGATGCAACTAAGTGTGGAGATGGAACTATTTATAGAGCTAGTGGGTTTGTATTAACGGATATTAGAAAAAATACTGCTGTTAGACGTAACCCGAAAACGAATGAAGATATGCATGTTATTCAGGCCCATCATAAGAAAATATCACCGGAGTTTAGAAAGTGGGAAGCGTTGAAAGGTTTTCAGTTAAGGTATGTTTATTTCCTTAAGCCGGAAGAAAAGGCTAATTTGACTGTACCTATAATCCCGTTTAGCCAAATAAGGGAAATGGGTGCTGCCATGTATAAAGGCGCAAGTAGTGTAACAGGTAGCACATTAGCTGACCAGGCTAAAGTGACGGTTCAAATCCGAGCCTTGCGCTCCATAATGCTAATTGCAAGAAGTTAGAGGTGTGTCATGCCTAGGAATGGTCGACCTTCAAAATTTAAAGCTGATATGATAAAAGATGCTGAAATACTTGCAGGGTTAGGGTTTACGGAAAAAGATTTCTGTACGTATTGGGGTATTAAACAACGGACTTTCTACTATTGGAAGGCTAAGAATTCATATGAATTATTGCAAGCAATTGAGCGTGGTGAGAATTCTGCAAATATTAATGTTTCAAAGGCATTGTATGAAAAGGCCATAAAGGGTAATCCTAGTTTAATCATGTTTTGGTTGACTAACAAAATGCCTGAAGTATGGAAAAATAAACAGGAGCATGATGTTAAACTTCCAAAGAAAAGTGTTATTGATCCGCAAGAAAAAGAACTTTCAAAGCTTGAAGTACCTTTACTGAAAAGGATGTTGCATGACATTAAACACGGTGGAAACGGCTCCGGCCAAAGCAAAAATTGAAAGAGTGCTTGCTCGCAAAGATGCTGATACGTTTTGTGAGTATGTACTAAAAGATAATAAAGGGAATAAAGTCGTCCAGGCGGCTATTCATCGTGAAATGAATGAGCATATTGATGAATGTCGTAAACGTGGTTTTTTAAGATGTGGTATATTAGCGCCATGGAGGCATGGTAAAACAGAACAAGTTGTAATCGCTCGCACGTTGCAATTCTTAGGTGAAAATTCAAACAATAGAATACAGGTTGTTACTAACACAGACACTAATTCAATCTCTCGTGTGGATTCTATTTCCCGGTATATAGAGAATGATATTGATTATAAAGAAGTCTATCCTAATGTGGTACCTGGGGAGAAAGAGGATTGGTCTAAGCATAAACTTATTGTTAAAAGGGAAACTAAAATTAAAGACGGTTCGGTTGAAGCCTGGGGCATTACTACATCGGGAACTGGTTCGGGTTGTGATTTTCTTATAGTTGACGATCCGGTTGATTTACGCAATGCTATTACTAACCCGGCAATGAGAAAGCAAGTTAAAGAAGCTTTTAATAATGTGTGGTCGTCAAGGTTAGAGCCTAACGGGTTTATGATCTATATTGCGACAAGGTGGCATGAAGATGATTTAACAGGGGAGTTGTTGAAGAACCCGGAATATACTTTTCTTGTAATGAAAATATCTGAGGATTTTAACAGCATTGAGTGTGAATCGCCATTTAAAGGTAAGTATAATATACCATTATGGGATAAATGGCCCAAAGAAAAGCTGATTGCACGTTGTAAGGAAATAGGGACACGGGCATTTAATAGAGGGTATAGACAGGAAGCTTTAAGTGATGAAGATCGTACCTTTAACTATTACCTTAATATATTTAAAAGAGGTATCAAAATTAGTGACGTGGTTCGCCACGACTGGCCCAGGGTAGGTGGTATGGATCCATTTGGTCAGTGGGTTGCTATATTTACATTAGCAATTAGCCCGGAGGGTAAACGATACCCGGTTGAAATACGTAGAGGTAAGTGGGATCCTAAAAAGGCTGTAATGGAATTAATAGATGCATATAGAGTACATAGACATCAAATTATATGTGTTGAAAATAATGCATCACAGGATGCAATAAGACAATGGGCATTAGAGAAAGGATCGGCCGGTATGCCTTTGGTACCTTTTGTTACAGGTATACAGAAAGCACATCCGGAATTAGGGTTGTCAGGAATGAATGTTGAGTTTGAAAATGGCGCCTGGGTTGTTGCGGATCCGGAACATGAGCCGGATTGTGCTTGTGGATGGTGTATTTGGAAAACTGAGTTACGGACACATCCAGTAGGAATTACGGCTGACGTAGTAATGGCGTCATGGTTTGCACGTGAAGCAGCCAGGGCATTAGTAGCAGGTGTATGTCAGCCACAAGGTGAACAAATAATAACTGCGGAAGAGGTAGGCATTGAACGTGTTACTATAGGTGATTATTGATGAATGTTATAGCCACGATATGTTTAGGGTTATTATTGTTTTTACGCATTGCACATATTTCAATGGATGTAAAATTTGAAGCGCCAGTATGGCAGCATGTTATAGTTTATGGTATGTATGTTATAATTTTAATAGCAATATGGACATAAAACGAGGTGAATATGTTTGGATTAAAAATAGTTAAAGACAAAGCCTTACAGGCAATTAAAGAAACTATGACATTATACCAAAGAACATTGGAGGATATCGGGTGGATTAATCTTAGCATGGAGGATACGGGCCAGGATACATTTATAGGGCAGGGATTTAAGACCGTATTAAAGCGTTGTAAAATGTATTACTATAGAAATCCTCTTGCCGGGTTATGGGTACATTTAACAACAGACTTTATATTTGGTGAAGGTGTTGGAGGACCAAAGAGTAAAGATAAAAATGTTCAAGAAATAATAGAGAATTTTTGGAATGATCCGGATAACAAATTATCGCTTACGTCATTTATGGCACAGCAACTTTTAAGCAATAAATTGCAGTATGAAGGTAATTTGTTTTTTGCATTGTTTTCAGATGAGCTAGGGGATGTTAGGGTAAGGATAATGGACACAGAGGAAATTGCTGATATTATTAGGGATGAAGAAGATAGGATGAGAGTTAATTTTTATAAGGTACAAACAAAAGAAAAAAAGTATAATTTTGGTTCTGATACTTATGATGTAGGGATGGTTAAATATCAATACTTTGCTGATTGGATAAATTTAGAGCCTGGTGATTTTGGGATCCCGGAAGATAAGCTTCTTAAGGAAGTAGTTATATTTCATGTAAAGATAAATTGTGATATCAATGATAAGTTTGGAGTACCGGAGTTATATAGAGGTATTGATTGGATAAAGGCTAATAAGGAAGCATCTGAGGATCTTGCGACATTGGTTAGAAGTTTATCTACGCTTGCTTGGAAAAAGAAAGTTAAAGGAACGCCGGCCCAGGTGGCTTCAATTAAGAATGCCTTACACGCAAAAACAGATCTTAGAAATATAGGTGTAGGCGCAGGATCTACGCAGATAGAAAACCAGGGTATTGATACAACGCCAATGGATGTTAAGGTAGGCGGTGCTAATATAAACGAAACGAGTATTAGACAATCAAAGCTTATGGTATGTGCATCATCTAGGATATTTGAGCATTACTTTGGAGATCCTTCAACGGGCAACTTGGCTACAGCGACATCGATGGAGTTGCCTATGGTGAAAAAGTTTACAGCTTATCAAATTATATGGACAGGGATATATGATTCAATATTGCAATACCAAATTAACAAGAAAATTGAGATAGGACTATTAGATGGCAAAATTGAATATAACTCAAAGACACGAAGGAACAAGGTTGAAACTGATATTGACAGAAAACTAGATATTGATTTTCCTCCTATACTAGAAAAGGATCTTAAGGCGGTCGGGGACGCATTGCAAACCGGCAAAGCTGCAAATTTAATATGTGATGAAACAGCTGCAAAAATATTCTTATTAGCAGCTAATCAAAATAATATTGAGGAAGAGATTAAAAAGATAGATTTTACAAAAGGTGAGGCGGTACCTGGTGAACCTGGAACGTCAGTAAAACCAGGGGTTAAAAAACCTGCACCTAAAAAGACTGTACCGGTTAAAGAAGATGAACTTACTGAGGCAGTAGAAATTGCTGATAGAAGGAAAGCGGCCCGGTTTGCTAAAAAGGGTAATTATGTATTGCAGCGGATGAATGGATATAAAAAGGCATTAAGTGGTCATTTGATTACGTTACAGAAGGCCGTACAAAAGTCAATGAAAGCGGCCGGAGAAAAGGGTAAGGTTGTTGGAAATGTAGAAGGGTTAGATGGTTATTTAAAGACGTTTGCCAAAGGAATGTTAGCATCAGCAGAACAATATTTTCCAGTGGCTATTGAAATAGGGGATAAGTATTTACAATCGCATTTAGAAGAAGCACAGGTAAGGGAGTCAATTTACGAAGCTAGTAATAAAAGGACATCGTTGCTTGACCGAAGGTTAGAGTGGAATAAAAAATATGTTGAAACTTCACTTGTCTCGGATATCAAGGCAACGATACAAAATAGAATGCGTACTACGTATGACACAGAAGATGATTTTTATAAAGCAGTAAATAAATCAGTAGGATCCTATGAAGGTCGGGTTGGACAATATGCCGGGGCTTTTTGGACGGTTGAAGAAGAAGCCGTGATCGAAGCAGGTAAAGGTACAGGGTTACAGGTAAACTTTGTCGGGGCAGATGATCAGAATACTTGTGAAGGGTGTAATAAAGCTATGGCCGGAAATCCATGGCCCATTGATCAGGTACCGGAACCAGGATCGCATGAATGTGATGGAAATTGTAGACATGCGGTACAGGTGATATAATGAAAAAACTATTAATACTATTTTCCTTAATACTATTTATGCAAGCACAAGTATTTGCTGATGCAAATGTTGTATTAGATGAAGCAGCGGATATTGGTATTGAAGATACAGGTGCTTATTATACAGGGGACACAGTAGAAGAAGCTTTACAGGAAATAGGCGCAGGTGGTGGCGGCGGTTCAACGGATAAAATATCCGAAGGGGATAGTGAAGTAGAAGTAATTGATGCAGCTGATGGATACATAGAGTTTAGGGAAGATAATGCTGAGTACATGCGGATAACAGGCGGTAATGTAGGTATAGGCACAACAACGCCGACAACTAAGTTGCAAGTGGTAGGAACAATAGGGGCAACAGCCCTAGTGGGTGATTTAACGGGTGATGTTACTGGTCAGGCAGATACAGCAGCGGCATTAGCAGCTAATGGAGCAAATGCAGCGGCCGGCAGTGCTATATTAGGTGTTGATGCATCAGGCGCAGCGGAAGGGGCTTTTGATGTATGGACAGAATCAGAAAATACAGCAGCGGCATATATTGCTAATGTAATAGAAGATACGACTCCTCAATTAGGTGGTAATTTAGACGTAAATGGTAAACAATTAATATCAGTATCAAATGGACATATACTTTTGATGCCTAATGGTACAGGCAACGTGGGGATCGGCACAACGACACCTTTATATAAGTTAACAGTAAGCGGAACTTTTGATGCAACGACTATAACGGCCGGCGGCACGGCCGTGGCGCTTTCTGGTGGTGCTTTTCATGATGGGTTTAGTGATTTTGTTGCTAATGAACATTTAGACTGGACAAGTGATTTAGGTGCAACGAATATTCATGCAGGGAATTATACAGACACAGATACGCAATTATCAGAAGAAGAGGTTGAGGATTTTACAGGTGGTATGGTTACTGGTGGAACAGAAACAAGAATAGCAGTTACATATACGGATGGTGGTGTTGGGGCAGGGGTACTTAACTTTGTAGTAACTGATATGCTTAATCTTATTACGTGTCCGGACTCTAATGTTACAGCCGGGACAGCAATTACATTTTCAGATACAGGAATAATGACAATAACAGAATCGGCCGATACTATTACTTTTGATGCCACTGAGGTTGATGGATCAACGACAAACGAAATAAATACAGTGCAGGGGGATGATAATACAGCAACGTCAGGCCTTGCTATTAGCATAGATGGTGGTGAGGGGATAGATACAGATGTAATAGGTGATGTTTTATCTATCGCAGGTGAAGATGCGACAACTAGCAATAAAGGCATAGCTTCTTTTAATTCAACAAACTTTTCAGTTTCCTCCGGAGCAGTTAATACTATACAAAATATTGATACTACTGCTTCTCCGACATTTGTCGGCATGACTTTATCGGGAAACGTGGGAATTGGGACAACAATACCTTTATACCTTTTAGAAGTAGATGGCACTTTTGATGCTACGACTATAACGGAAGGTGGGACAGCGGTGGCCTTATCAGGCGGTGCTTTCCATGATGGGTTTAGCGACTTTGTTGCTGCAGAGCATTATGATTGGACAAACGAAACACATAATTTTTCTACGAGTGGGACAGGATATATTGGTGGGAATGTAGGCATAGGGACAACGACACCAGATAGTTTACTTACAATGGCAGCAGATATCCAACTCGGAGAAACAGATATAAAACTAGACGCAGCATTAAGTGGAGATGCTAAATGGTCAGGTATAGTAATAGCAGGGACTTCAGGTGTTACTACATTAGCAGTTGGAGATTTATGTTATCTCAATGCAGATGATAGTAGATGGGAATTAGTAGATGCTAATTTATCAGATGGATATGACAAACAACTAGGAATATGTGTATTGGCTGCTGCTGATGGTGTTGCTACTGAAATGCTTGTATATGGAAAAGTTAGGTCGGCTGTATTACCTGCTTTTACAGTAGGCTCTCCGATATATATGTCAGAAACAGCCGGGGACGTAACTCATACTGCACCGACTACAACAGATGCAGCGACAAGGGTAATGGGGTATGCAATAACTGCGGAGGATATGTTGTTTAATCCTTCAAATGATTACTATACACATACATAAGGGGGATTTATGAAGAAGGTATTATTGGTAGTAGGGATATTGTTATTGGTAACGACTTTGGCTTTTGCAGACACCTCGTCTAAAATAGTTGCTAAGGACACAGATACTAAAGGAAGTATCAGGGTATGGGTTCAATATAAGGTTGACGGAGTTGAACAAGTAAGCCAGTATCCTAAGATTGGCGGTAACTATGTTTACTGCACAAGATATACAGCATTAAATTTTATAAACATGAGTGATGTAGAAATAGATAGCAAGATATTAGTTGATGTTGAACAGCATAGAAAGACTCTCATAAGGACAGAGTTTTTAAAGAAAAGGAACGCTGAAATCTTACAGAACCATTTGAATACTTTAGTCGGTAAAGAAGCTAGCACTAAATCCACGACTATAAATATAGATAGCGACCAAGATGGTGTACCAGACAAAGAGTGGATTATAAAAACAGATGGGACTTATGTTGAAAAAAGTATTATTATTACTCCTTAGTTTTATATTAGGGATAACTACTTATTGTTATGCAGGGACATCAGTAGACTATGACGATACAAACTGTGTCGGTGCATGGTTATTTGAAGAAGGTAGTGGAGCTACTGTAGCAGATGATTCCCAAAATAGTAATGATGGGGCATTTACAGCAAGTAATGAACCTTCATGGCAAACATCATCTCCTCCAGCAGCATATTCAACCTATTATGTAACTTTTGATGGTTCTGATGATATAGTTCAAACAGCATATGATGGTGTATTAGGTAGTGATGCAAGAACAATATGTTTTTGGATGAAATCTAATGACTCATCTGATGAAGATTTAGTAGGATATGGTGGTTCTTCAAATGCACATAGTAACTTTGTACTCAGAAAAGACCAAGTAGGAGCAGTTTGGACTTTACGTGTAGAATATTTTTCAACCTCATATATAACTTACACAACTAATATATGTGATAATGCATGGCATCATATTACTGTTACAATGGATGATGGTTATGACCAAGAGGAAGTTTTAGGTTATATAGATGGTAATAACGATACTAGGTCAGGTGGCACGACTGGGAGTATAGCTACTAGCAGTACGAATCATAATTTTTACATGGGATTGGATAATTGGAAAGGTTGGTATACTGGGGACATGGATGAAGTAGGATTTTTTGATAGATTATTAGACTCTACCGAAATAAACGACATAATGGATAATGGTTTAGCACCAGCAGCAGCAGCAATAAAAACAATAAATGGATTAGCAAAGGCAAGTGTAAAGACATATAACGGATTGGCTATAAGTAGTGTTAAGACTTTAAATGGTTTAGAGTAGATAAAGGGGTACTATATGATAATTCTAAAAACAGTAAACTTTGGATCCAGAAAAACCGGAATAGCCACAGTCGGATATACACTTATTAATGCAGATAACACTACGAAACAGGCCCGGACTACGACCGGGGTATCTGAGCAAGGCGCCACGGGGATATATAAGTGTGATATAACCTTTGATGATGATTGGAGAGGTCAAATACTATGGGATACAGGCGAAGTTACACCTAGGTATGCTACTGAGGATTTTGATTATAGAGGATATGGCGGCGGCGCCGGGTATGCCGGAATTGTTGTTGATAATATTTGGTCAAAGAAGGAAAAAGAAGAATTTGTTAGTAGTATTGCAAAAATTATGAAGCTAATAGAAGAAAGCCGAAGTTTACAGGTAATGATACAAGAAAATTTACAAGCGCAGATAACAGCGATGTTTGAAGCTATGGGCCGCATAAATTTTAACAAAGAAGCGGAAGATATTGCCAATAAAATTGAAACAATAAAGACAGATCTTGCAGCAATGATCAAACTTTTAGATGAAAAGACAGCGCCGCAGATGGGTACGTTAGTTAATGAAGTAAAAGAGAAAGTAAAAGAATGTATAGGCAAAATTGAAAAGATACCCGTTGAAAAAGATAGCGATATTGTGCCTATAAAGGAAACAGCAGCTAATTTATTGAAACAAGTAGATTTTTTGATAAAAATGAGTGCTAAAATTATAAAGACCGAAGATTTACAAGTATTATTAAAAGAAGAAGGGGGCATCGATGTTTCAAAAATATCTCTTAAAAGAGTATAAGGGCCGGATCGATAAGAAATTAAAGTCAGTTAAGGATAAATTTGAGCGATTAGTCGAAGATGAAGGCCTTAACATAGATCTTGATGAAAAAAACACGGAAGGGCAGGATTTGGAGGGGGATGTTGACACTTTTTTATCTAAAGTCAAAGAGTTTACACCGGAAGTTAATGATTTTTTACAGGAGGTAAAAAACAAAATGAAGAACATCAAGGAAACTAATATAGGGAAGTCGATTATTACTAAAATTGATGAATTTACTGAGGGTGCATTAAAAGGTAGTTACGAAGAAAAACAAAATAAGCTTGATGAAGCGCTTAAAAATTCAAGTTTTTTTCCGAATGGCGATATCGGCGGTAAATATATTGGCTCTCCTTGGATAAAATCTATGTTTGATGATAAAGCTATTGTAAGTTATAAAGGGTTTTTGTACCAGGTATCGTATTCCATTGTTGATGATGTGGTAACGATCGGAAAACCTAAGACAGTTGAAGAAACTTATGTCGTTACAGAAGGAAGCACAGATTTAAAAGAGGCTAAAATTGAATCCATTAGGGAAGCCAGGGATGAAGATCTGCAAGTAGCCACTTTTGTAAGTCTTAAAGAGGCCAAATGGAATGACGAGTCAAGCGAAGTTGAAGTTGTACTTGTTGAAGCCGGAACAAATCCAATGAAGAAAAGACATTACCCTATTACGACAATAAGGGAAGCAGCTACAGGGTTTTCAGGACTTAAGATGTATATAAATCATCCGACAAAAGCAGAAGAAAGAGAGAGGCCGGAAAGAGATCTTAAAAGTTGGGCTTCTACAATAGTAGAATCTCATTTTGATAATGGGAAAGCAGTGGCAAAAGTTGCAATACATGATATATGGCTTCGTGAAAGACTTAAGGATCCCGTAGCACGGGAGCATATAGGTCTTTCTATCAATACAAGTGGTAAAATCTCCATTGGCAAAGTAAATGGTCAGGAGATGCAAATAGTCGAAAAAATAGTCTTTGCCCGGAAAAACGGCCTGGCCAGTGTGGATTGGGTGACAGAGCCCGGTGCAAGAGGACGAGTTAGTAGGCTATTAGAAAGTAGAACGGAGGATATTGAAATGTTAGAAAATGTGACTCTCAAAGAAATACGGGAATCTAGGAAAGACATTGTGGATGTAATTATCAAAGAGGCACAGGCCCCTATTCAGGCAAAGCTTACCAAAGCTGAAACAGATCTGAAAGAAGCAAATGAGAAAATTGCAGGGCTTGAAAAAACTACTAAATCAGCAGCGCAGATGGATATAGTAGAAGCAGCTTTGAAAGATTCAAAAGCACCTGAGGCAGTACAGGATAAGGTTAAAATTCATTTTAAATCAAACCTTATCGAAGGATCAGATGCAGATATCAAAGAAGCAATTGGTAAGGTAGTAAAAACTGAGCTCGAATATGTAAATAAGGTCACAGGAAAAGGAAAGATAAAACTTGGTGACAATCAGTCTAGCGACATCAAGGAATCTTTGCAAAGTGACTTAGATGAAAGAGCCGGTATAGTAAAAGAAGATAAAAAATAAATCCCGCCTACGTAAAGTCGTAGGAGTGATGTTGTTAATGTAGTTAAAAATGGAGGATTAAAAGATCATGGCTAATAATTACAAGTTTTCAGGAAGACGTGTTACACTTGCGCCGGCCGCAGCAGTTGCATCCGGTGTTTTGTGTAGAGTGTTAGGGTTTATCGGTATTCCTTTAAATAACCGAGTACCAGGCGAATCAGTTGCATTTGCTTTGGAAGGTGTATGGGGTATGACATTTGCATCTTATGGTGGAGGATATCAGCCGCCAGTAGGGACAATCCTTTATTGGGACACCAACGCAGCCCTATTATCTATTGGTGCAGCGAATGATGATTACCCTGCAGTAAAAGTTGTTACAGCTGTTAGTGCTACGAATGGATCCTTTGAGGGGTTGTTATTGCCTCAGGGTAGACCTTACGGGGATGAACAGTCATAAGCTGTAAAGATTTAAGTCATAAGCTGTAAAGATTTAAGTAGTAAGCAGTACCGTAGTGCAATAAAAATATGAAAGCGAGGAGTAAAATGAGAAAAAATTTGCTTCAAATGTACCACGACTTGAAAGAGTCGGCCTCGTCAAGTGACTTTCCGTATTTACTTTCAAATACGATGCACAAAAAGTTACTTGCCAGGTTTAATGGGTGGCCTTCACCATGGCGCCAGTATTGTTTAGTTGGTGATCTGTCTGACTTTAAAACTCATGACAGGATTTTATTGTCCGAGGCTCCGGATTTATTAAAGATTGAGGAAGATGGGCCGTATAAGGATGCAAAGTTTTCTGATTACAGGTATCAGATTAAGGCTGACACTTGGGGCAGGACTTTCAATGTTACTCGTAATGCGATCATCAATGATGATCTTAACGGGATAATGAAGATGCCTCAAATGTTTGGTCGTTCATCTGTAAGGACACTTGTAAAGCAGATCCTTGGGCTTTTAGGGGCAGGGAGTCATAAGTGTTATGATGGATCTTCTTTGTTTGCAGTTGCACATTCAAATTATTTAGCAACGCCAGTGGCGCTTGTTAATACTGCAGCAGGCTTATCAGCTGTAGAAGATTGTTGTGTGAAGGTTTCAGCCGGGACAGATCCGGATACCGGTGAGCTTTTAGGTATTAGGCCAAAGTATCTTGTAACAGGTACTACATTGAGCAAAAAAGCGGCAGCGCTTTTGAAATCAGCTCAGATTTTACCTGCAAGTACAAATGGCGGTGGAACTTTCAATACAGTTGCAGGTTTAGAGCTGTTGATTGATCCATTGATTGATTCACAGCTTAGTACAACTTGGTGGTCAGTAATGGCAGATCCTGCAGATTGTCCAGTTGTTGAAGTGGCCTTTTTGAATGGCCAGGCATCACCTGAACTATTAGCAATGAAGCCAAACACCTATAGAGTTGCAGGTGGCGGTGAAGATCCTTACGGCTTTGAATTTGATGATCTTAATTTCAAAGTTAGATGGGATTTTGCTATGCAGTTAGCATATTACCAGGGTATTTGTAGAGGTTATGAATAAATAGGAATATAGGAAAGGGCCGGAGATCCCGGCCCTGCCTATATAAGAGGTGAAAAATGGCTTTTACATATGACTTAGCGACAAATATTGGAAGAGTAAGAAATTTAATTGGGGATGCAACTGATAGTGGGCATATATTAGAAGATGCTGATATAACAGCTTTTTTATCTTTGACAGGAAGTGATCTTTATATGGCTGCCTATCATTGCTTAATGAGGATAGCAGCTTCAAGGGCTTTATTGGCTAAGATGAAAAAGGTTGGAGATTACCAGGAGGATCTTAGATCTATTGCCAAAGAATTAAGAGAAACAGCCAAAACATTTAAAGAAGTATCTGAAAGTATTCCTGCAGAAGCGCAGGCAGAACATTTTAGAAATGATTTTAGTTATAGGGATGTTACTGATCGTAAGGATCTCAGAGAAGAGTCAACATAATGAAGAAATGGAAAGATCATTATTGGTATGGCATACCATGTGCTCGTGAAAGGGTAGAAGAAATTGTAAGACGTGCAAAAGGATCATATAAAATTCTTGATGTTGGATGTAATGAAGGATTTTTAAGCCAGGCTTTAATAGAAGCAGGTTTTCATGTTACAAGCATAGATAATAATGATAAAGTAATTAAATTGGCGCATGAATTTTTTGGAATAGGAGCTATAAAGGCAAATGTTGAAGAGTTACCGTTTATGGATGATGAATTTGAACTTGTTATAGGGGGTGAATTATTAGAGCATTTAGTTAATCCAGGGAAAGGATTAGTTGAATTATTTAGGGTTGCAAAAAATCGAGTTATTATAAGCCTCCCTATAGGTTCTTATTGGTTAGGTTGTCCGGAGCATATATGGGAAATAGGATCTACAATTATCGAGCATGACAAAGGAGAAAAAAGTATTCTCCAAAAGAAAATAGCTGTTTTGGAGTTTATAAAAAGACGATGAATATAAAAGAGATTGCACAAGAAGCATTAAAATTAACGATCCCGGAATGGCTGAAAGTTGATATTAAAGGTAATTATGGGGTAGCGCCGTATTACCGATTTTTATATTTATTGGCTAATAGGATGAAGCCAAATATGATGGTTGAACTTGGAACATGTCAAGGGATGGGTGCAATGTGTATGGCAGAAGGTAATTTAAAAGGAGAAGTCATTGCTATTGATAGATCTTTGGGAGATCTAAAACCTGAATGTACTAGACCTTCAGTAAAATATTTTATACAAGATAGTTTAGAAGAATGTAAAATAAAAAATATTGGCATATTATTTATAGATACAGAACATAATGGCCGGGCGTTATTAGAATATGCAGCCTGGAAAGGAAGAATGGGAAAAGGGGGTGTAGTTTTATTTGATGATGTTAATTTAAACGCAGAAATGCGTGAGTTTTGGGAAGGATTTAATCCGGAAGGGCAAAAAATAGATCTATTTGAATTACATAGTAGTGGATTTGGAGCGGTGATCATATGAATATAGTTGTATTTTCTTGTGCTAATACCGGAAATTTCGGGGATGATATTATATTAGAAGGCATTAAGAAAAAGTTGTGTAGAGAATATCCCGAACAAGGAGGGACAATTAATCAAGTCTTAAGGATCAATGCTGAAACCGTACAGTTTATTAATAAACAAGATTTTTTAATTATAGGTGGCGGTGAAATTTTATCAAACTCAGGCGTATTAAAACAAATAATAAAACATGAAATAAAAATTCCTTATATGTTTTTATCGGTTGGTATTGGAAGCGTAAAAGATATAACTCCTTATTTAAAAAAAATACATCCGACAATATGGTATGTTAGAACACAAAAGGATCTTGATATATTAACGGGTTGCGGCGTTCAAAATGCAATGATCCATAAGGATCCATTATTTGAATGTTGTGTTAAAAGGAAGCCTAATGGCAGAATAGGCCTTAACTTAAAAAATCAAAATAAATCACCTGCCTTTATAGAATCTGTAGCACATACACTTGACACGATGGTTTCAGCCGGGATAGAAGTTGATTTAATAGCGTTAAATCGTAAACATCAGCAACAGGTAGATTATTGCGGTGAAGTAATAACAATATCTGATTGTAATGATTTGGTTTTAATGGAGAAAATTAAAAGGAGAATGAAAAAAAATATTAACATAGTATCTTATAATGGCAATGATCCCTTAAGGTTTTTAGATGTATTAGCAGATTATGATGGCATTGTGGGTGAAAGATTACACGCAATAATGACAGCTTTTCATTTAGAAATAGCTTTTAAAGCAATTCCTTATCATCTAAAGGTTTGTAAATTTTTAGATATGTATGGATTAAATGATAAAAAAATAGGCGATACGCCAATGGATATATGTATGGCAGTAAAAGAACTATGGATGAAGAGGCCCGAGAGGCCTAGAAAGGGGATTTATGAACATTCTACATGAATTAAATCAGCTTGAATATGGAGGGGTTGAAAGAATGATTGCCAATCTTATCAAATTTGATAAGAACAATAAGCATTCTATACTTGCTTATAAAGATGGGCCTTTTAGAGAAGAATTAAAAGGAATAGAGATTGTTGTCCCTCCAAAAGAAAGAGGGTTGACGTTAGATTTTGAAACAGATATTATACATATTCATTCCGGAGGTGGTCTGAGTGAATTAGCAGTAGCAATGGGTAAAAATTTTCCTGTTATAGAAACAATTCATTCACCGATACGATCGCCAATAAAGAGTAGTCTTATTGCTCAAAGGGTAGGCGTAACAGAAACGGTTAGTAAACTGAATGATAAATGTATTACAATATATAATGGATTAGATTTTTCTACGCTTATACCTACAAAAGAAGGTATGGAAATAAAAAAAGAGTTAGGTATTAAAGAAGGGATCCCGGTTATTGGTAGGCTTGGACGAATTGGGAAAGATAAATATTTAGAAGAATGGCTTTTAGTTTGTTTTAAATTACAGCAAATGGGCCTAGAGTTTGCACCTTTAATAATAGGTGGTGAGGCGATGGGGTTAGATGGGTATATAGGCAAACTGAAACTTATGGCAGCTTCTTTACCAGTAAAGAATGTTATTTGGGCCGGACATAAAAAAGACGTAGCCAATTATTTGCAGATCATGGATATATTTTTGTATCCTTCCGCAACAGAAGGTTTTGGTCTTGTATATGTAGAGGCAATGTATAATGGTGCGGTTTTAGTAACATACGAAAATGAAGTTTCAAAGGAAATTGCTGCAGGTTATTCAATATTAACAGGCCCTAGTATTGAAGATCTTGCCCAGGGAGTTTTACAAGGGTTAGATATTAATATGAAAGATGCTATAACTCCTATAGCGCATGATTGGGTAGAAGGTGAATTTAACGCTGAACGAATGGCAAAGGATTATGGAGATTTATATGAGCGAATTAACAGACGTCCTTAATGCTAGTATAGATATTAAACGGATGATGGATGATGTTTTGGATAAAGCTGCTGTAACTGCATCGATGAGTCTTGATCGGCAGCCTCCGGAAGCAGTGCATTTACAGATAGAAATTGAAGGATGTACTGTAGGATCCGGGCTTGTAAGCTTTGATGGTTCTGATACTGAACAAGTTGCTTTTACTGCAGATAGTATCAACGTATCAACAAAAAGCTTTACAAGTATATCCGGAATTACAATAGCCGGAATATCAGACGGGTTTATAACTATTAGATCTGTTAGTAAACTTGGTCAAAACGTCAATCAAGAAGTTAGTGTTTATGCCGGGATGTCAGTATATTTTTACCCTTTATCTAGTAAAGAAAAACAGATTAGAATGATGGCAACTGGTCAAAAAGATATATCAATTTATAAATTTATGGCGCCGCCGAAAAATATAGTTAAACATAATGATTTAGTTTATGCAGTATCCGGGATCCAGGGCTTAACACGTGGCCAGGTGGATATGGTTAATCAAATAGTTGATTTAAATGGAGCAACACATCATGTTGAATGTGAATGTAAGCGGATTTAGGCCTTTGAGGCCGTAACTAAGGAGGGGTAATGCGGTATTCGATAATTACAGTAACACATAATGGGTTAGAGCATACAGTTAAATGTATTGCCAGTATAATACGTCATACGCAGGATTATGAACTTATTATAGTAGATAACGGTTCAAAAGATGGTACAGTAGGCTATCTGCAGGATTTACAAGCTTCAAGAGAAGGTATCAAAGTAATTTTAAATCCGGAAAATTCAACGTATGCAAAGGCGAATAATCAAGGGTATGCCGTTTCAGAAGGTGATCATATTTGTTTTTTAAATAATGATACAGTTGTAAATGAAGGATGGATTGATCATTTAACTGATCATCTTTATAAAAACAATTCTCTTGAAAATATTGGCATGATAGGGCCTATAACAAATTCCTCTAATGGGAAGCAGGCATATGGCAATATACAGGATCCGCAGGCCTGGTATAACCAAAATAGGGGCAGATGGTGTCATGCCGGCAGGCTTTATGGTTGGTGTTTGTTAATGAAAAGGTCTTTATTAGAAGAGATAGGTGTTTTTGATGAACGGTTTGAAAATTCATATGAAGATAATGATCTTTGTATGAGAACACAACTTGCCGGATATAAGCTTATAATTGCATTTGATACATGGATCCATCATGCCGGGCAAGGAACATTTAGAAACTTTTTTACAACAAAAGAGTACCTGGAAAATGGAGAAAAGAATTTAACTAAATATTATGATAAATGGTGGGATTCTAAGTCAAGAAAGTTAGTTGCAGTATATCGCACTAATGGTGGCGAGCATTTAGAGCGATCTTTAGAACAAACCTCCAGATTTGCAGATAGTATTCTTATACATTTTTGCAGAGCATCTAAAGGGTTTAAACATTATCTTCCAACAAATGTTGAAATTACTCCTGACACGATTTTGCCTAGTTTAGACAGAGATCAATATGTCGAATATTTAAAATCTAAGTTTCCAAAAATAATAAATATAAAGTTTTATGATGGTATTTTTCAAGAAGATTATGAGCGTGGATGGTTACTTGAACAAGCATTAGAATTACAGGCTAAAGGTGAAGCTGATTGGTGTATATCAATAGATGATGATGAAATATACGAAGATAAATTTATAGCCAGGGTTCAAAAAATGATGAACCCTCGTAACCCGGAGATCTTTGCTTATACTTATAGGTGGCGGACTATTTGGGAAGTTAAAAATAATATTGAATATTTTAGGGCAGATTCTACCTTTGGAAATTTTGCTAACTATAGATTTTTCAAGTTAATCAAAAATCAAAAGATTCTATCTGTTCATCCGGAAGGACATCATTGCGGATCAAGCCCTATTATGGCCCCGGAGAATATCACTTGGTCAAATATCAGGGTAAAGCATTTAGGGTATGATACGCCGGAACAAAGACAGAAAAAGTATGAATTTTATCAAGCGAATGATCACTTTAAGAATAAAGCAGATATCGGGAATGAGGATTATTCACATCTTATAGATGTAAACGTACAGCTTGAAAAGTATGATCCTAACAATGGTATCAGTTGTATTATGATGGTTAAAAATGAAGAAGAACGGATCCGGGCATGTATAGGGATGTTAGAGTGTTTAGTTGATGAATATATCATAGTTGATACTGGATCAAAAGATAAGACTATGGATATAATTAAGGAATTTGCCAAATATTCATCAGTGCCAATTAAGTTATTACAAATGCCTTGGCCGGATAATTACTCAATACCACGTAACTTTGGAAAATTACATGCTGCTCAAAAGTGGATCCTTATGGTAGATGCTGATGAAAGATTTGAAGCAGAAGATATTCCTCAAATATATAAAATGACGGAATCTGAGGCTGATGGAGC